GACAAGATCATTCGGATGGGCCACCACATCATTATTTATGGGCACTCGAGAACCAACGTCGTTAAGGATCCAACCTTACCTGAGCATCACCAGGTCCAGGCAAGGCTCCATCAAAAGAGTCAGGATCTGATCGCGGAGTGGTGTGATCTCTGGGGCAACCTCAGCTTGCAGAAAAGCCATGATGGGGATGGTGGGGTCACTAAGACGCAAACTCGAGTGATGCATGTTACCGAGTCTGCAGATATTAAGGCCAAAAATCGATTTGGGTTGAAGGAACCGATCATTGATCCGAGCTGGCCTAAAATCTTTGAACTACTGGGGGTCAAATGAATTTCCGGAAATATTTTCGGGATATCCCTATCCCGATGGAGAAGGACACCGAAAGGCTTAATGAAATACTAAACAAGCAATTTGAGATCTACAAAGAAATGAGCATTCGCAACTTCGAGAAAACTCTCGAGTTGCAATCCACCGTCATGCTTGAGGAATCTGCAGCGATCTCCCAGGTGTGGCAAGACTACGTTGACTATGTGAAAGGAAAAAATGAGCAATCTAGATGAAGTAGTTTTGGCCTGGGAAGAAAACCTGGGTGGGCATCTAACAGCTGGCAATCACTTGGTTTCGATCACCGATATTGTGATTGAGCCAAAGCGTGATGGGAAAAATGATCTGCGCCTGGTTTACAGCAATAACCTCGGTAAGTTTAACGATTGGGTGACCTACAAAGTTGATGATCCAGAGGATTCCTGGAAGTCCAGGAAGGGCAAGGAAGTAATCATGAAGATTAGAGATGTCCTCGGCATTACGAAGGATCTAATTTTAAAAGATTTGCTCGAGGATATTGGCAATCATCAATTTGCTATTGCGCTACGGTTCACTGGTGAAACGAGAAAAGGTTATGAACAACTAAAGATCGAGGAATTTGCTGCTACGACCAAAGAGCTGCCTCCATTGCCTGCTTCTGTAGAAGCTAAACCCAAGGAGAATAAATTTGCTGACTGAGGAGTCTACAGAGGTTCAACGCTACATGCGTCCAGCTGAAACCCGCTGGGCGCAGGAACATGAGGAATGGTGGATCCTTGCGGGGATCCCCATTCACTACACTCATCTTTGGATGGGCAGGAAAGTAGAAAGCGAAATGTTTGATGAGGCTGAGATTCAAGCCAATCATCAGCTGGCGCTAATGAATTACAACTACAATCGACACTTTGATGAGCCGATCGACCTCAAAAGGATCGAGCGGGTCATTACATTTACTCTAAACAACTTACCCAGGGTGCGGACACTCAAACCGGACATCCTGATTGTCTACGATGGGAAGATCCCCTATTGGTCAACAGACAAGTATTGTCGAAAGACAATGCTGGTTGATGATGCTCGGCATGGAGAGCTGATCGGATCGACGATATGCCTGCGCTGAATGAAAGCTTCTCCTACCTGGTCCAGATGGTCCAGAGTCAGGGAGAAAAAGTACATCCAATCAATGGCTCCAAATATCGGTGCGTCTGCCCGATCGACAAAGAGAAGCTCATCATTGAGCGGCAAAGTGACCGAATCACGATGCAATGTTCTGGGGGATGCAGCCTGGGAAAGCTCTGCACCGAGCTGCAGATTGAACCCAAGCACCTGGTTGAACAGGATGTACAAGTTTGGCAACAAACGCAGATCCAGGAAGAACGCCCAGATTATGAGAAGATCGCTGAGCAATATCTGCAAAAGCAACAGCTCCCGCCTTTTGATCCTGCTTGCCTTCCCAATATCCTCTGTGAGTACGTTACCGATATCAGCAAGGTGACCGATAGCGCACCGATCGTCAGCACCATGTCGATCATCTCGACACTCTCAGCCTATGCCATGCACCGCATTAGTCTCAATGACTATTTCGGGGCTCCTCTTCACTGTAATCTCTGGAGCATCGTGATCGCTCAATCCGGGGATTACAAAAGCACCGGGTTGAGAGCAGGAACTAAGATCTTAAATGTTCATGATGACTACTATGATGAGGCGATTGCGGTAGCTGAGGCGATCGAGGGGGGTGAGGATCCTGTGCAGCTCCGCAAGCTGAAGCGTAAGCTCCCGGACACTCTCACTTGGCAAGCTCTAGTGGATTCCCTGGAAGAGCAAAAAGGTGGGCTCTTTGTGCAAAGTGAAATGCAGAGCTTTTTCAGCATGGTCAATACGAAATTCAATGATGGGATGAAGTCCAGGTTGACCTCAATGTATGACGTGGTTGATGGCTTCAAAGAACGTACTCGAGGACGTGGTAGCACGTTTATCCGGAAGCCCTACTTGAGCATCATGGGTGTGTCGACAAAGGAGTTTCTCAAACCATACATTACGACCGAGGATCTGCTCAGTGGCTTCCTGGCGAGGTTTTTATTTTTCTTACCTCCTGCAAGTGAAATTAGAAAGAAACGTAAGGCGTTGCCTTCTAAAGGCACAAAAGTACATCAGGAAGAATGGGTGAGCTATCAGATGCTGCAGAGTCTCTGCACTCAGCTGCTCCACTCGCCTGAGAGGTTGGGTTCCCATGAGAATATGGATAACGATGCAAGGGACTATCTACAGCTGGTCCTGGATGACTACATCGATGGTCATTGTGCTAAGGCTGATCAGGCGATCAGACCCTATTTAGAGATCTTTGCAAAGCGGTGGGCACCTTATCATTTGAAGCTGGGAATGCTTCTACAACAGGTGATTGATTGCAGGCAAGTAGAGCCCTCGAAAGAGGCTCTACAATCTGCCTGGCAGATCCTCAGCTACGCTATGCAATCTACGACTCTTCTCCTCCAGGAAGAATTCAACGTATCTCCTCTTCAAGACAAACTCAGCAAGATCATTAAGTACATCGCTAAACGTGGTGGACGTGTCGAGTATCGTGCCCTGATCAACTCTAAGATCCTAGATGGGGGTCCAGCTGAGTACGATTATACGCTCGAAACTCTACAAATTGGTGGGCGAATCCAGGTGATTGGAAGTCCTAAGAGCAAGTCAAAGATCGAGCTTGTCGATGAGCAATGAGCAGCATAGTCGACAATGTAAATCAATGAGATCATTTGATAAATCAATCAAAATCAACTTTGTCGAGTATGTATGGATCCTTCTGTCATTATATCCATATTACTACCCTTTTATTATGTTCTTTTCTTTTATCTCTCTATACTACTCTACATATATATAAATATATATAATATATATAATAATAATAAATACTTAGAGTGTCGACAGGAGATACTCAACATCAGGTCAACAAAGCACAAGGAAGTAATCATGGCTAAAGCTGGGAAACCCAGACGAATCAACCGAATGGACAAAGAGAAATCGTTTGAGGAACGTCGAGTAAATGACGAGTGGTGGGAGCAGTTCTTTCAGAAGCTCAGTGAGTATGGGCATATTAAAGCCTGCCTGGATGAAGAGGGGATTCCCTATCGGACGTACTATGATTGGATCAAGAAGAATCCAGAAAGGCAGAAACAACAGCAACAGGCATTGCAAGAGTTCTCCTACAAGCTAGCGTCGAAGATCAGAGGCAATGCTGAAGCACTCGATCAATCGGAAGCTGAGGATCCAGATCCGAAGAAAGCGCATGTGGCTATCCAGACGTATCAATGGCTGGCTGCTAAGTATAATCCGGATCAGTTTGGTGATCGGCAACGGGTGGATGTGCAGACGAGAGATCTGACGGAGGAACATCGTCAGGCGATTAAACGGTTGGCTGATCAGGGGAGAGTGAAGGAGATTAACCCTCGCAAACATATCGAAGATCACAACATCTCGCGCACGGAAAACGATATTGACGACTGATCAACAATCATTACGTCAGGCTTGTAATATCAATAGTTTACAAGGCGTGGACACGATATAAGCGTGATAACCAGGAAAAGGGCAACAGATAATGTGGCTAGATAAGGAATCGATATCCCTAGAAAAACAAGGGATTGACGGTGAAATCAAGCAAAAGGGCAACAAAAAGGGCAACAGCTGCCAGGATCAGGCGAGACCCCCCCCGGGGCCGCGCCCTCCCGGGCCTTTATTATTCTAGTACCCCCACCAGCCAATTTTTAAAATTTTCAAAAAAGGCAAAATGCCTGATCTATACGATGGCTTACGCGAATTCAACCAGGACAAAAATGTTCAAGAACTCAAAAGTCACATGATCACAGATCATGAGATTTTGGTGATCCCCTTCGATAATTGGAGAGTGTGGATTTATTATTCTGTAGATGAAAATGGGGAGATGCACTGGGAGCAAAGTATTCGCACACCTGGTCCGGGGCACCCGGAAACTTTGAAGTATTACGGACCCAAAAACAAAGGGGAATCCAATGATGTTCTTCCAAACCGATCGTCTACCCCTGAGCCAGAGACTAGCGGAGAGAATCCGGGCTATGGAGGATGACAAAGCTCTCCGCTATTGCTTGCGATGCAACAATGCCTATCCCAATGAGCCCTTGTACTACCGCAAAGGTTCATCGATTTGTAGATTCTGCAAACAAAGGAGTCGATGAGAGAGATCAATGAACTCGGCAATCGTTACGGACGTTTAGTGGTCCAGGAGCGCATTCACAGTGGACCTCATCATGAGCGTTGCCGAGCCAAGGGCAACCCTGCAGCTATCTGGCGTTGTCGATGTGATTGTGGCGAGGATGTCTATGCGAGAGGTCCATTGTTGAGAAGACACCAAATTAGATCGTGCGGATGTTGGCAGCAAGATGCCGTGGCAATCCATGCAGCCAAATATGCTTCTCCGATATTAGTCCTGGAGGACCAGATGGCAAAAAACCTGATCGCGCAGCTGGGCAAAACCTACGACGGAACCCGCACCTGATTTCACCGATTACCCTGGGGCAAATCCCATCAAAGAGGATCTTCCAGTTCATTGGCTCTTTGAATCCACGGGACTAAGCAATGTGACCCCCCGCAAGGTCTACGCTCCCCAGGTCTAAATTCACTAGAATCATCTAGCAAAAAGACTATGGCTGAATTCATTGAGAATCGAGCCCTCTGGGGCACCAATGCAAGCTCGATCCAGGAGGAAGAAGAGTTTGCCTCGAGATACTACTATTCCCTCGGCAGGAAGCTCTTGAAGCTTCCAGATGCTCGAGTCCTGGATTACTGCAGCAATGGCCCAGAGGGGCATGTTGACCAGCTGCTCGAGTTTAAAAGTTTGAAAAATGAATCCTTGAGGAGAACGCCTGAGCGGCAAGCCGATTTGCGGCTCCCGCTCACGCTTCACAAGTTTGTTTATGCTCGAGAGGTTTTCTATTCGACAAACATCCCCACCATCTTTGTGTTCCGTTGGAGACCTGACCCCCCAGGAGAGTATTATTTCTTTGAGCCCTTTCCAGAGAAGAATTTCTACAACGCCAGTTTTGTCGAGTCTCAGCGTGAGCTGGTGCTAATGATCCCATTCAGCAAATTTGTAAAAGTGGAGCTGCACGATGCAACCTAAGCCATTTACTTCAGAGGAACGCAAGTCTTTCCTGGGTGGATCCGATATCGGGGTCATCATGGGAGCCAACCCCTACAAGAGCCCGTATGAGCTGTGGTTGGAAAAGATTGGAGAGCTGGAGCCGATGCAGGGCAATCAGTTTACGAAGTTTGGAGAGGCAATGGAGGACTACATCAAGAAAGAGGCTGAGGAGCGCACAGGTTTGAAGTGGCGCAAGGTCCGCAAACGTTTTAGGCATCCCATGCTTGCTTACCTGGTTGGTCATGTTGATGGGTTGAACAAGGATAGTGTCCTCGAGGTCAAATGCACCAAGTCGATGAACCGCAAGGACTATGGGCCTGATGGAGCGGAGTTTTCTCATTGGGAGTTTGGCAATGTGCAGATGTGCCCAGCTGCGCACTTCTGGCAGATGCAAACCTACATGTTGCTCACAGGCAAACCGCTTTGCTACTACGCAGTCGGTTTGCGTGATGATGCCGAGGTAAGGGTCATGATATGCTTAGCCCAGCAGACTCGCCAGAGAGAGCTGATGGAGAAGGCTTCAGCTTTCTGGGAAAAGGTAGAAAAGCAGATTGAGCCACCTCTGATTTGTTCCAATGATCTCGATTACAAGTATCCGAAGGACAACCAGCTAAAGCGAGAAGTGACCTCTGAGGAGCTGCAGATCATTAATCGCTACAAGCAGCTCGGGGGCATGTACCAGGAAAGTCGCGATCTAGTATTGGAGTTGAAATCAAAGATGGGCGAAACTGCAGTGTTGCTCTATGAAGACAAGCCCTTGGTCACCTGGAAAACTCAGGAGCGCAATACCTTGGACACCAAAGCTTTGAAGGCTGCACACCCGGAGATCTGTGAAGGGTTTATGCGAAAAAGTTCAACCAGGGTTTTCAAGATTTGAATTTGACAAGAACAAAACTGGAGAGTGTCTGGCCCCCCTCGGTCAATGCCTTGTATCGGCAATATCGAGGCAGGACCATTTTGAGTAAAAAAGGCCGGGAATTTCGCAAGTCTGGTTTGACGTGTCTCTGGCCCCCCGAAGGGTTGCAACCGTTTGATCAGGATGCAAGGATCTGGGTCAAGATCCTCTTGCATCCTCCCACAAAGGCCAAAAGAGATATTGATAACTATTTGAAGGCGCTAATCGACCTTTTAGAACATAAAAAAATTTTCCCTAATGATTCGCAAGTAGACCACCTAATCATCGATCGAGGTGAAGTGATGCGACCCGGTAAGGCAATTATAGAAATTTGGGCAGATGGCAAAGACCAATCCGTTTGAAGAATTCATGGAGGTTTATCGGCCCAACCCGGTAGCCTTTTGTGAAAACGTCCTGGGCGTAACTCCGCTTAAATGGCAAGCGGAGCTGCTCGAGTCCCTAGCAGCTGGTGAACGTCGAATAAGTGTCCGATCGGGCCACAACTGTGGGAAATCTTCCGCCTGCGCTTTTGCGAACCTCTGGTTTCTACTGACCCACTACGACACCAAGATTGCAGTCACGGCACCATCTGCAGCTCAGATCTTTGATGCTCTGGCTGCAGAGACGAAAAAGTGGATCAATCGCCTTCCGGATCCCATTCGAGATTTACTCGAAGTTAAGAGTGATCGGATCGAGCTGAAGTCTGCACCGGAGAGCAACTTCATCAGCTACCGCACAGCAAGACTAGACAATCCATCAGCCCTCCAGGGGCTTCATGCCTTGCATACAATGCTTTGTATCGATGAGGCTGCAGGTGTACCACAAGCGGTATGGGAAGCGGCCTATGGCTCAATGGCTGGTGGTGGAGAGATCACCGGAGGCAAGGCCCACGTCATCTTGTTAGGCAACCCCACAACCAACCAAGGATTCTTTTTTGACTCTCATACGGTTCATGCCAAAACCTGGAAGACAATGCACGTCAGCTGCCTGGATAATCCTTTAGTCAGCCAGGACTACATTGATGAAGTCCGCATGAAGTATGGGGAAGATAGCAACCAGTTTAGAATTCGAGTCCAAGGCGAGTGGCCTTTGCACGATAGTGATGCAATCATTTCCCATAGCAAGATCATGGATGCAACAAAGCGGGATGTCACGATCATGGATGAGTATCCCATCATTTGGGGCGTCGACGTTGCCCGTTATGGAGACGATTCATCGTGCCTGGTCCAGCGCAAGGCCCGAAAAATTCTGGAGCCGATTTACCGTTGGCGCAAACTGAACCTAGTCGAGCTAGCAGGTCGCATTGCAGAGCTTTATGATGCAGCTGAGCAAAAGCCCTGGTCTATTGAGATCGATAGTATTGGTATCGGAGCAGGCTGCCTCGATATTCTTAAAAGTGAAGGGTATCCAGCTCGAGGGGTTGCCGTGTCAGAAGGCCCAGCCAGAAAGGACATCTACGCGAATCTAAGAGCTGAGCTGTGGTTTAGAATGCGCGATTGGTTTCATGAGCAGGATGTGCAGATTCCTGATGATAAAGACTTGATTCGCGATCTCAGCTCTGTGCGTTTTCTCTATCGACCGAATGGCAAAATTGCCTGTGAAAGAAAGGAACTCACCCAACAAAGAATCGGTGCCTCTCCGGATTCTGCCGATGCCCTCCTCATGACGTTCGCTAGCAATGCCGTGGATTCCCAGGGACGTTTTCGCAGCTCTGGTCCTCAACGTCGACATGTCGGTAACATCGTATAAATCCCTTTAGTCTCTGATAAAATAGGCCGATCTAGCATCTCTTTTGAGGGAACCAGGTAAGGACTCAAACTGGTGAACGCAAGTGGGGGGAGATGCTAGAAACTCTTTTTTTTTTGAGACCATGCCAACCAAAAAAGCGGATCCTCTCACCAGGTCAGGAATTAAGTTTTCTGGGTATAACAAGCCCAAAAGGACTCCAGGGGCTTCCAAGGAGTATGCGGTGCTTGCTCGGGAATCTGGCAAGACCAAGTTAGTCCGATTTGGGGATCCTAAGCTTTCTGTCAAATCAGATCAGCCGAAACGCAAAAAAAGTTATTGCTCGAGGTCAGCCGGGCTCCCTGGGAACAAGGGGTCGAAGCTTACCGCAAATTTTTGGAGCCGAAAACGCTGGAAATGTTAAAGGAGACACGATGCCGAATGTAGCCGGGAAGCAATATCCCTATACCAAAGCAGGAAAGAAAGCAGCTGCCAAGGCTGCAGCCAAGATGCCCAAACCTGCGAGAATGACTGCAGACATGCTCAGGAAGAAAGCCAGGAAGGCTAAAGTCTAAATGGCAAAGCCTAATTTGTTTAGCAACATCCGAAAAAAACGGGCTCGGATCAAAGCGGGTTCAAAAGAACGCATGGCAAAACCAGGTGAACCCGGTCGACCCTCTGACGCTACTTTCCGGAAAGCTGCAGCTGGCGCAAAGAAATATAAGAGCAAAAAGTAATGGCTGAAGAATACACACCGATGGATGAAGAGGAGCTGCAAGGGTACGTCAAAAACGTATTGACTGAGGCGATCGATTACATTGATGAAATCGAATCACCTCATCGTGCCGATGCCATGAAGTTTTACCTGGGTCAGCCCTTCAGTGAATCGGACAACGTCCCAGAGGAAGTACCTGGCAGATCCAACTATGTGGCCCGGACCATCCATGACACGGTCGCAGGCATACTCCCAGCTGTGCAACGCTGCATCTTTGGTCCTGATCATGTTGTGCGTTTTGAACCCAGGACGATCGAGGACATCGAGGTTGCTGAGCAGGCCACCGAGTACATTTCCTACCTTTTCAAAGACAAGAACAACGGATACGAGGTGATGGATAGCGTCATCAAGGACGCACTCATCAAGGGCATTGGCGTAGTTCAAACCTACTATGAAAACCAGACCAGGCTGATTCAACGGGATGTGACCGTTGATCAGCAAACCCTTGGAGCCCTGAGCCAGCAGGGCTGGCAGATCACCCAAGCAAGGCAGCTCCCCACTGGGATGATTGAGGCCACTTGTGTACGCCAGGAATCTAGTGGATCTGTCAAAGTGGAAGCGGTGCCACCAGAAGAGCTG